CTCAGTGATTGGTTCGCCGCAATCAGTAGTAAAACTGCTAACGGGTCGAATACAAAAATCAACAGTAAGATAACCCATCTCACTGCTTCATCAAAGTGGTCTTTCGCTTCATCACCATAGATAAGTTCTGCGATATATTTGAGAGGTCCTACTTCTGCTTCAAGTGCAATCTGCTCTTTACTTAATACTAGTTTCTCACCTTCTAACTCATCGATATTATTCTGCGCTTCACTGATGACTGCTTCTAACTCTGCTCTTTCTTCTTTCTGTGATTGACGAACAGCAATAGCACCCTCTGGTCCACGAATACGGTCAAAGTTCATGAGAATTTGCACTGCTTCATCCAACTGTCCAATAACTTTCGTGGCATCTTCTATGGTAGTTACTTCTCTTGTAATTTTCTGTTCAATTCTTTCGATTACAACAGTGTTATCACCAGTAGCAATTGTCTGGTCTAAGTGTGCTTTTGATAAGAAACCAAAGATACCCATGCTTGTGATGAATATGAGTACTACAACTGCAAGTGTCAAATACGACTTCAGTAGTAGTGGTGTTTTATTCCAGTTCTGATACAACCAAGATGCTGTGACTAGTTTTCCTACTTCTAGCACACCACCCATCAATAGAACAGGTAGTTTTGCGGCACTAAAGATAGCGGCAAGACCTAGTAAAGAGTATAGTGCGGCGATTGCTGAAATTGATAATGCCGACAATAGAGTAATTAGTGCTAGTGTCATAGACGGTCTATTCCTGCTTTGCAGATATAAAAAGCATCGACAATATCTGTCACTGGCGAATCCAGTGTGTCTTGCCCCATTATATCTTTTAACTGTAATATATATTTATGTTGTTTCAGAAATGCTTCATACATTGCTTCTTTATTAGCATTACCTTTATCTGTAGCATACTTCTTAACTTCTGCCGGCGAGATTGTACTATAAGTCATTTGATTACGATACAAACGCATCTTTAAAGCACCTGCGTTCTCTCCTATATGAAAGACACGACCTTTTGCGCCCATAGCATAATCTTCTATGAAAACATGATTTATTGCTTGCAGACCAAACTGAGCATCCTGTTTGCTCATGCAACTCATCGCCCAACTAGAAATATTGTGATAGCGTTCTTCTGCACTATCCCATGGTTTATGAAGGTCACCATAGATGTTATTCCAGGTGCCTTCATATTTCTTTTTGGTTGTTAAGAAATAAAACTGACAGGTAAAAAATGAAACATCTTCACTAGGCGATATGCATATCGCTGGACTGCTTAGTGAATAGTCTATCCCCACATACATTTTATTTCTGAAATTGCAGAGAATATTGTCTGCCATTGTGTGTGAATTTTACAATGGAATGACTATATACAGTTTTCACTTCTTCTTCGTATCTTGTTTCTACTGTGCAAAATCTTGCAGGTTGTGCTTTTGCTTGACTGTTGTTGTGACCTATAATACCACCAATGACTGCGCCTACTGCACCCCCATTGTCTACGTTCTTTGTCACGTTATTACCAATCAGACCACCAATAATAGCACCTTTGAGCATATCACCTGACCTGTCTCCTGATACTGTTCTATCTGTACAGACTTCTACCTGATATGGTTTCTTAATGATGACTTGTTTGTTTACATCAGTCACCGTTTGAGCATTTGCTGTTGTTGTAAATAGTGCAATTGCACCAATCAAAATATACTTCATTATAAGTCTCCTTCTTTCCTGTTTTCGCTAAAATATGCGTCAAACTCGCCTCCAGGATATCGACTTTCTAGTTTGAACACATTCTCTTTGATTACATCATTAGGGTCTAAATCCAATGCGCTACATGCATTAACCCAATACCAAATAATATCCCCCAACTCTCGTTTGAGGTGAAATATGGTGTCATCATCCAAAGGTTTTCCTTGGAACACACATTTCTTAATAATTTCATTGAATTCGCCTCCTTCACTTGATAGTCCGATACCTGCAGTCAATAATGTAGCAATATTGACTTTATTGTCCAACTGCATTAGTCTACCTTCTAAATTATGTAGACTTTTACTTTCAATACTTGTCACACTTGTCACAAACTTCTGATAATCATTTAATTTCATTATTCTTCATCCTCTTCAAAATCTAATTCACTTTCTACTTCGCCCCCACAAAAAGGACATGTTTGCACATCATAATAATCTTCATCCATATTGTGTGATATCTTAAACTCGGCATCACAATGAGTACAAAAATATGTCTTCCCTCTCATAAGAACTCCTACAATTTGAAATCTTTAAATGTATCATCTGATACATCTTGCTTGATACCTCCAATGACATAGGATTCAATTTCAGTTTCTTGAGGTGCGTTCTGAAGTCCAGAACTATTCAACCAATGCATTGTCCACGGTAGTGGGTTGTCACCTGGTTTGATGCTAAAGATAGGGTCTAGACCAATTGCTTTCATACGCTTGTTTGCTACCCATTCTACATAATCTGACAGTAACTTTTCGTTCAGTCCAATCATCGAACCGTCTTTGAATAGATACTGCGCCCATCTTTTTTCTTCATCTACTGCTTCTTTATATGCTTCATACATCCACTCTTCTTCTTCTTTGATTACTGAAAGCATCTCTTTATCATTTTCAGAGTTCTTAAAGTTCTTAATGATATGCTGTGTGATAGCAAGATGCTGACTTTCATCTCTCGCAATGAATGAGATAATCTTCGCACTACCTTCCATCAACTTCAACTCACCGAATGCAAATGTACATGCAAATGACACATAGAAACGAATACCTTCTAGAATATTCACCGTCACTAACGCACGCCACAACTTTCTCTTCAGTTCTTTTGATGAACCTTTACCTGTTACTTCGTACTCTCTCGCATAGTTCATAAAGTCATCATAGCACTTTGTAATGCTATCTGCTCGTTCCATGATGCGCTTGTCATCAATGACAGTATCAAAGATTTCTGCTGGATCGGAGTATAAGTTCTTAATCATGTATGTGTAACTGCGACTATGAATTGTTTCCATAAAGTCCCATGTAATGATACAACCTTCTAATTCAGGCAGTGAGCAGTGAGGTAGAAACGCAAGACATGGACCTCGTCCTTGCACACTATCAAGCAAAATCTGATACTTCAAATTAGATGTGAAGATGTGCTTCTGCTCGGGACGCAATTCGTTATAGTCATTACGGTCTTTCTGTAATGAAATCTCTTCTGGTCGCCAGAAGAAACCCAACTGCTTTTGCGTTAGTTTGTCAAAGACAGGATACTTAAATTCATCGTATCTTTGCATACCTTGGTCTTCGCCAAAGAACATTGCTTGTTTAGTAAAATCTACTTTATTCTTATTAAATACGCTTGACATTTCTTTCTCCTATATTGCACATGCGTCACATGCTTCATCATCATCGTTTGACTGTAGTGTAGCAGGTTGTGTTTCTGCAACATTGTCATGCCATCCAATTGAATGTGCTGGTTCATCATCATCTTTCTTACCATCATATGTATTTTGATAGTAAGAGGTCTTCCAACCATATTTGTATGTTGTCAATAAGTCTTGTGCCATTACAGAAATTGGCACTTCATTATCTTCATAGTTCTCTGGATTATAAGACCAGTTGCCACTGATTGCTTGGTCAAAATACTTCTGCATCATTGCTACGACTTTGATATATCCTTCGTTGCTTGGCATATCCCATAGCAATGTATAAGCACTCTTCAGCGTAGAGTATTGCGGAACAATTTGTTTAAGAGTCCCTTTCTTTGATTTTTTAACGGACAAGTAGTCTCTCGGAGGTTCGATTCCATTGGTCTCTCCTGACACAACGGAACTGCTCTCTGATGGCATCTGTGCGGACAATGTTGAGTTCCTAAGTCCATATGCTTTGATGTCTGCCCTAAGAGATACCCAATCACGACTTAGTTTCCTGTTGCATATTTCATCTATTTCTTTCTTGTAAGTATCGATAGGCAGAATATCATCTGCATACTTTGTTTTATCGTAGTATTCGCACTTACCTTTTTCTTGAGCAAGTTTATTTGATGCTTTCAACAAGAAATACTGAAAACTCTCAGACAACTCATCTACTAGTTCCCACGCTTTAGGGTCATCATACTTGACTTTATTTCTTGCTAAGTAATGTGCTAGACCTATATATCCAACTCCTAAACTGCGCCTTGCTTTTGTTGACACTTCTGCCGCAACAACAGGATATCTCTGATAATCAATAATCTCATCAAGTGAGCGAACTGCTAAGTCGCACAAATCTTCTAAATCATCAGTATTCTTTAACTGTCCAACATTGATTGCAGATAAAATACACAATGCAATCTCACCTTGGTCATCATCAATATGCTGAATAGGTTTAGTAGGTAGTGTAATCTCTTGACATAAGTTTGACATATAAATTCTGTCTTTGAATGAACTATGAGTATTACAATGGTCAATGTTCATCAGATAGATACGACCTGTTTCTGCACGTTCTTTTAACAGACTGATAATTAAGTCTCTAGCAGAAATAGTCTTTTTAGGTACACTATATGCTCTCTCATACTTCTCATATAACTCATCAAACTCTTCTGTGCCGAATGCTTCATATAGACCAGGTACATCGTGCGGCGAGAATAGAGTAACATCTTCATTCTTTAGAAATCTTTCATAGAATAATTTCGACAACTGAATAGAGTAGTCGAGTTTACGCACACGATTATCTTCAGAACCTTTGTTGTTTTTTAGTACTAGAATATCTTCAATCTCTTTGTGCCAGATAGGAAAGTGTGTAGTAGCAGAACCACCGCGCACACCATTCTGTGTGCAACATCGTACAGTTGCTTCAAACTTTTTTAAGAATGGAATAACACCAGTATGTTGAACTTCTCCATCTCTAATCTTTGAGTTAATACCTCTGATACGTCCTGCGTTGATACCGATGCCTGCTCGTTGAGACACATAGTATCCGATAGCACTATCAGAATTGAAAATAGAGTTAAGAGTATCGTCAACGTCAACAAGAACACAAGAAGCGAATTGGCGTATCGGTGTACGAATGCCCGACATGACTGGCGTTGGGATGTTAATCTTGAATGTCGATATTGCATTATAATACCTCTTAATATAGTTCATTCTAGTTACTCTAGGATACTGTGCAAACAAAGTAGCGGCAATAAGAATATACATAAATTGTGGTGTCTCAAATACATCACCATTGCTTCTATCCTGTACAAGATATTTGTCAACGACTTGTTGCAGACCAGCGTAAGTAAAATCTAAATCGCGCTTATGATTGACCATATGATTAAGTGCTTGCCACTCATCTTCATTGTAGTAGGTCAATAGTTCTTTGTCATAAACACCACGGTCAATGTTGTGCTTTACATGTTCAAGTAAAGGCGGGTACTCAAAGTCACCAAATACATTTTTACGCAACCCGTACAATAACAATCTCGCGGCAACGTATTCGTAATTAGGTGCATCTAACGAAATCAAATCTGATGCAGACTTTACCAAAATCTTCTGAATATCACTCGTTTCAATGCCATCATAGAATTGAATGCCAGAATTCATTTCTACTTGTGATGGTGACACACCGTGTAAACCTTCACATGCTTCTTGAGTAATCTTCTGAATTTTTCTGATATCTAATGGTCTTTTTCTGCCGTCAGATTTAACGACATGAATATCTTCTTGTACCATGTTCTCTCCTTATTTAATTCTGAACTGTAAATATACTAACGGATGCTTCGCTTTAATATTTGGTTGTGCAATCTTACACCAAGGTGTGCCTTTTGACACATAAATTCTACCTGGATATGATGCGACCACATCCTCTGGTTCAGTATCATGAAATGTAATATATTCACCGCCCCAATTTTTCGACCATGCTTTAGCAAAACAAACACTAACTACATATCCATCTTCAGGTGCATGAAATGGTAAGGGATAATCATCGTAAGTATATGTGTGTACAGATGGATATAAAATAACTGAGTTCATATATCTACGCATCTCTGGGTTGTTAGTACAGACTTCTTGTAAAACTTGTTTACATATATCTATAATTTCTTCATCAGACTTCTCGTATAAGTCAATTAATTCAGTATCCATCTGAGTTATCATGTTATCATAAAAACACAGTTCTGGTTCTGCTCTTGTTTTATCATACATATGGTCTGCTTCTATTGCATGTTGAAGTATTGACATAATCTATTCTCCGTAACTTTCAGCGAGTTCTGCGCCATGCTTTATTGCATACTCTTCATCGCCATCAACTGTTAATTTATAAGCAAGTGTATATCGATAATCATGCTGATACAAGCGATTGAAAGAACCTGCTTTGTGTAGCATCCAACCATTGAAGAACACTGCTCGACCTGGTTTAGGTGAGACTGCACCAATCACATCTTCGCTATTATCATAAAATATAGTTTCACCACCATATGTTACATTATAATCACGATTGCAATATATTATGCATGTTGTATGATTGCCATCATGGTGAGGTAAACTCACATCATCACATTTCCATGCATTCAGATAACCTCTGAATATACTATACTCTTTATCAACAATTTCTTTTGCTTGATTTACAATTCTATCATCAAGCATATTTCTCCACTTGTCAGGTAAGTCTGCTATCATGCCAGACAAAACTCGTTGTTGTTTGTATATGTCAGTTTCAAATGCGTTCCAGTCAAAGTGATTGAGGTCTTTTCTCAATTCAACTAACTCATTAGGTAGCATAAAGTCATCTACAATATCTATTCTATAATCGTCTATTCGCACTTCTTCCATTCCGTAAACCTCATCTTTGCACTTAGATTTTTATGTGTGCTTTTACTTATAATCTCAATTATCTCTGACTTGCTTTTTCCAGCAATTATCATATCATTAATATCTTTTTCGCCAATGTTATCAGGCCATACCACAACTGCATCACCATTGTTGATATGTTTCTGCATACGCTTTACAATCTCAGGATTGCGTGGTTCATTATCATACACAAATACATAGTCACCATTGCTAGGTAACTTAGTCGCGTCTGCGCCCGCCATAGCAATACTATTATCTATAAACATGGAATCTATAGGACCCTCTACAACGTAGACCTTTTCGGTAAAATTGACTTTATCTAATCCATAAAGTTTAGGTGCAGTCTCATCTAGCATGATAGTAATGTACTTCGGTTTCTCTTTACCGAATGCTCGACCTTGGAACCCTGTCAGTTTACCAGTCTTATCGTAGAAAGGTATGATAAGTCTAGGGTGGTCTTGGTCTACACTAGTAAACTTATTAGGTATTAATCTGTTGACGAATGTATAGAACTTATTGACTAAACGCAACTCATCCCAATACACATCAGGTATCTTTCGTTGCTTTAGGTACTTTCGCACTGGATGCTCTGAAGATAGTCTAGAAACGGTTTTAACGGTGTCTAGGAGGGTTGTCTGCTTGATTACTACTGTCTTAAACTCAGGTTCATCATGTATTGTGTGCTTGCTCTCTCCGTTACTATATCTTGCGAGTACATAGCGTTTATATTGGTCACTATCGACACGCTCAAGTAACTTACCGAAAGTAGTTGATAGACCACAGTTATGGCAACGATAAAGCATCATGTCTTTGACACGATACAAGTACCCTCTTGCTTTGGTCTTTTTCTTCTGGGAATCACCACAAACAGGACAAGAGAAGTTATACAGATAGTCTTTCTTCTTCTTGAAGTTTCGTAGTTTGTGTGATATAGAATGAATATAATCTAGGTCTGTCATCAACATAGTACATAATATACTCTAAAAGCGTTACATTGTCAAGTTAAAATATCTCTTTCCACGGTAAATGTGATGCTAAGAATCCAAGAACTAGTGCGCCACCAATAATAGTCCAGCGCCATTGTTCTAACTTGTTCAGTCTTTCGTTCATTTGTTTATGATGTTCTTGTTGGTCTGCTCGTAGACATTTAAGTTCATCCATGATTTTCTTATGAGATTTATCTATTTCCAATTGAACCTCTTCTCTATGCTGTGTTATTCTTTCGTGAATAATTTCTACGTTCTGACCCAATGCTGTCTCCTGAGTGTCTACTCTACTCTCTTGAACAGCAATCATGCGATTTAGTGAAGTAGCAACTTCAGATATCTTTTCGATTGCAGTGTCAAGTTTATCAATCACTTTATTCAGTTGAGTGATATCTTTCTTAACTAATGCAATTTCTGTGCGAAAGTCTTCGTTCATTTCTCTAACTCGCTTATTCTTGCCTCTAATTCATCAATTTTTTTGGTGATGCGAGGATATCTTTTTCTCCAGATGTCTTCTGGTTCTTGTAACCATGTCCATCCCCATCGATGAACAAGATAATCTAAAATTCTATCAAAGTATGCATATGCCCATAGTCCCATTCTAGTGTCTCTAAACCAAGCAAGAAATGCGGCACCTAAAAGTGCGCCAATTATACTTGTGTATATCCAGAGAGTATCACTGAATAAGTCTACCATGTTCTAGGTGCCGAACTCTTAATTGCGAAACGTCCAAATGCACGAACTGCATAGTATGCGGAATATTTCTTCCAACTTGCGACTTTAGGTTCAGTGTCTCCCATTGCTTCTAAAAATACATCGTCTGCTATTTTTCTCAATTTCTCAAATGTTGAGGGTGTTACTGTTTCGCGTACTGCGTTAATTTTTTCATATAGAATATCATGTATAA